GACAGCCTTTGCCCCGTAAAATTTTATATTTAGGAACGCCACATACAGAGACTTCGATATATTTAAGACTTGTGAGAGAACGGAACTATTCTGCTAGATACTGGCCTGCGCTCTATCCGAAGGAGTTCGACTGCTACGAGGGCAGCCTCGATCCGACGATTGAACATGAGGTCATCTCGAATACCAGCCTCGTGGAAGAGCCGACTGATCCAGAGAGATTTGGACATGAGGACATTCTCCAGAGAAAAGCATCCATGACGAAAGCGAGCTTTGAACTTCAGTTCATGCTCAACACCCGATTAGCAACTTTGGATAAGTATCCAATCAGGCTTGGGGATCTCATGGTCATGGATCTTGATGGGAAAGCTCTGCCCGAGACTTGTATATGGTCTAACCAACCTGATATGAGATTGCAAGACCTTGTTTGTGTCGGACTTGGAGCCGATAGGTTCTACCATCGCCCAATATTCCAAAATGGATGGGTGTCAAAAACCGAATCGTGGCGCTGCGTTCTCGCGATTGATCCCGCAGGTCGCGGAAAGGATGAGCTCGCTTGGGCAGTTTTGGCAGAGTTAAATGGAAATATGTTTTTACTTGAGTCGGGTGGGTCTACTCTTGGCTATGCCGATGAAGTTTTGCGGTATTTAGCCGATGTAGCAAAGAAATGGGATGTCAATTATGTGGTAGCTGAGTCGAATATGGGCGATGGAATGTTTAGCGCTCTACTAAAACCGCACCTTGTAAGAACTCATCCCTGCACTATTGAAGAAGTTAGACATAACATCCGAAAAGAAGAAAGATTATGTGACACGCTTGGCCCGTTAATTCAGCAGCATCGTCTTATCGTCAATAGTCGAGTTATTAAAAATGATTATCGTCTTACTGATGAAGATCCTGAACATGGATATTCACGCAGCCTTTTTTGGCAAGCCTCAAGACTGACACAGGAAAGAAATTGTCTTTCTCACGATGACCGACTTGATGCTCTCGCTATTGCAGTTGGCTTTTTTGTTGAATCTGCGGCCCAGGACCAGCAAATACAACAACAATCAAGGAAAGATCAGCTATTTGAAGACGAATTAGAAGCCTGGATGGATGAAACGACAGGTTCTATCGACTCAATAGCTTTTGGTTTTAAGAGAAAAGCTACTTCTGGGCGTTCTTATGGAGGGATTCAACGTTTGAAGATGGGATCTTAAGAGGAATTACTTTGTCGTCCATGCTTGAAAAGTCAAGTTTGTTCGCAAGCTTCTTCAAAGTGCTACCTTCAGCCGCAACAGCAGTTACATTGTTTTGTTTTAGCAAGGCCATTGCGTCTGCTCTAGCCTTTCGATCTCCATTCCTTAGATCATCGAGCACTTGATCTATTAATTCAGAATGAATCTCTGCTAACTTTTCTTGTAAATCCATAAACAACTACGGGGAAGTGGAATAACTTCTCTACTATGGTATATATTCCCGATTATCGGTAGGCTGTAAAGGTCTACATCCTTGGAGAGTGTCTTATTTTCCGACCATTGATGAAAGATTGATTCTTGCTTTACAGGAACAGTTTCCTGATAAATGTCCTGATATAAATCTTTCCGAAAAAGAAGTTTGGTTTAAAGCAGGCCAAGCTTCTGTTGCTCGTTGGCTTCAAAGAAAGTCGGAAGAGCAAACCGAGGACGTTTTTCAATTAAGGGAGGTTGCCTAATGTGCTTTTTTGGTGGAGGTGGAGGTGGAAGTCCAGCGGTCGTAACACAACCTGATTACACGGCTTTCAATCAGCAGTTTGATTTACAAAAAGCGGCAATTGAAAATCAAATATCAAATCAAAATACAACTTTGCAAAATACTTTGCATGGTGCTTTAAGCGATAAACAAGATGCGTTATCTCATTTAGCTATTGCTGCACAAGCTAGAGCAAATGCTTCAAATGCGGCTGCGATGCGTTTATCTCAAGTAGCCGGACCTCCGCCAAGAGAGAAACATGCGGAACCTCCAAAAGTAGGTGCGGAAGATAGAGGCGTTAAAACTAAAAAAGGAAAAGGTTCTTTGAGAATAAGAAAAACTTCAAGTCAATACGCTCAAGGTTCTGGCCTTCAATTTACTTAGGTATTCATTATGTGTTTTTTCAAAGCTCCATCAATTCAAATGCCCACAGTTCAATATGTTGGGCCATCTCAAGAAGAGATTGATGCTCAAAATACAGCTCTTACAAATTTTCAAAACACCTTAACTGCAAATAACCAGACCTTCCAAACCAACATTCAAAACCAAATTACTAAAGCGAACGAAGCTACTGCTGATCTTATGACCAAAATCTCAACCATGAATACTCAAACTGCTCAACTGGGTGGTGCGGGTGGTTTAACTGATGCTCCTTATGCAATCACGAGTGAAGATAACGTTGATCCAACAGAATTAGCTCAAACAACTACAACAATTAAAAAGAAAGATAAGCCAAAAGGTTCATTGAAGATTACCCAGAGCGGGATTCAGTCTGCTGCTGGAGCAGGCGTTAACTACGGAGTTTAATCATGTGTGCTGGACCTGTTGACAACCTGTTTGAAGATTTAACTGGCGTTACTGCAAAGAAAAATGCCGCTAAAGATGCCGCTGCTCAAGCCGCTGCTCAACAAGCGGCTCAGCAAGAAGCGGCCGAGGCTGAAGCTATTCGGGTAGCGGAATTAGAGGCCAAGAAACAAGCAATAATAGACGCAGCAGCAACAGATCATACCAACACCACGACAGCATTAAACGACGAATTAGCTGATATCAATAAAACAAACGCTGATCTAACTAATCAGATTCTTACTCACCAAACCGCTGTAGCTGGCCCTAGTGGTCCTAGTGCAAGTGAACTTGCTGCGAGAGGCGCGGCCCAAACTTCTCAAAGTGTTTTAAGTAGAGAGAAGAAGAAAAAGAAGAATAATTTAAGACTTCCTTATTCACCATCTAAACGTCAAGACGGGCAACGTGGACCGAGATCTACAAAAGCAGATTTACAAATTGAAGGTCAAACCCAGGCCACAGGAACAGGTACTAACCTCGCTATTTAATTATGAGAACTGCTGAACAACGTTTTAGGGATGGCGAAAATGACCGTAACTGGCACTTAGATCGTGCCCGACATTCTGCGAGATTAACCATTCCCTATCTCGTGCCAGCGTCAAATGATCCGAAGCTCAACAATAAAGATACTTATCCTGTCCCTTGGAATGGAATAGGTGCTCGCGGAACACTTAACTTGGCGAGTCGTATGCTTCTTGCATTGCTACCGCCAACACAACAATTTTTTAGATTCTCGTTGGATGATGCTCAGTTAGCTCAGCAAGGAGTTGGACCAGAGGAGAAAACAAGATATGAAGAGGCTTTAAGCAAGATTGAACGTATGGTCTTGCGTGAAATCGAAGCAAGTAATGATCGAGTTGTCTTGCATGAGGCGTTATTACACTTAATCGTTACAGGAAACGCGCTTTTATACATTGGAGTTGATGGATTAAAGCTATATCACTTAAATCGTTTTGTATGTTTTCGCGATCCAATGGGAGAACCCAGCGAGGTCGTTGTTTGCGAAGAAATTCCTTATGACATGTTGCCAGAAAACGTTAAAAAGATACTTGAAGAAGAGAAAGAAGAGGAATTAAAAGGTTTTTACGACAATCAAGTTGAGATTAATGGAGACGAACAGGATACTTGCAAGGTTTACACCCATATCAAGTGGGAAGGGAATTTTGTTAAGTGGAATCAGCAAGTAAAAAATAAAATCGTTCCTGGATCAGAAGGTAAAGCACCAAAAGATAAAAGTCCTTGGCTTGCATTGCGTATGACAGCGGTTGCAGGGCAGAGTTATGGAGTGGGATATATCGAACAGGCGGCAATTGCTGACCTTCAAACAGTAGAAGCTTTATGTCAGGCAATAGCGGAAGCAGCATTAGCGTCTAGCAAGTGCTTATTCCTTGTAAAACCAAGCGGAGTCACGAAAGCGGCTGATCTTGCAAGAGCCCCGAACGGTTCATTTGTTACAGGAGATCCTACTGATGTGCTCAGTCTGCAAATGCAGAAATCACAGGATCTTGCGGTCGCGATGCAAGGCAAAGAACAGATAGAACGTAGGCTGGCACAGGCTTTTATGTTGGCTGATCAGCGAAATGCGGAGCGCGTCACCGCGGAAGAAGTGCGAATGAGCCAGCTCCAAACAGAACAAAGCCTCGGTTCCATATATTCAATTTTGACAACTACTTTCCAAGTGCCTTATGTCGCGAGGAAGTTAGATATTTTGACTAGAGAGAACAAAGTTCCTGAGTTGCCAGATGATTTGGTTTCAGTAGTCATGACTGTTGGTCTTGCCGCTGTTGGGAGAGGAAATGATTTAGAGCAATTAGTCAGATTTACAACAACTCTGGGTCAGACAATCGGCCCAGAGGGATTAGCTCAGTATTTAAAACCTACTGAGTTAATTACTCGTCTTGCCTATTCGATGGGTATAGACACTCTTGGGTTAATTAAGACTGAACAGGAGTTGCAGCAAGAGCAGCAGGCTCAACAAGAGCAAGCTCAACAAGCCGCGTTACTTCAATCAGCAATGGCTGATCCTAAGAAATTAGCTGATGCTGCCCAGACTGCCCAAGACATTTCCAATAATCAACCTCAAGAACAACCATGACCGAAACGCCACAATTATCTACTCCTGAAGGACAGGAGGGTTTGGCTAGTCCTGCTCAACAAGAACTGGTCCAGGAGCTACAGCAGCAAGATCAGATTTCTGAAGAGACGCAGCAAGTTTTACAAAAATTCAATAGCACTGAGGACTTAGCAAAGTCTTACGCAGAGCTGCAAAGAAAATTTACTCAGAACCAGCAGCAAAAACCTGAGACTCAATCCGAAACTCAGACCGAAACTCAGACCGAAACGCCACAACAAGGCGAATCTTATTCGCGAGATCAGGCTGTTTCTATTTATGGAGAAGCAGGAGTTGAGGCTTTGGCTTCCAAAGGTTTAAAGATGGAGGAGTTGATGCACTCTGCCGATAATGGTGGAGATATAAGCGAGCATTACGATACTCTTGCTGAGACATTCAATGTTCCTAGATCACTTGTAGAAGGTTTTGTTAGTACTTATGGTAAATCAGGTCAATCTGCTGATGCGTCAAGCGAATTAACAGCGGCAGATGAAGAGCAAATTATTAATGAGGTAGGAGGAGCAGAAGCTTATAAACAAATGGGTGAGTGGGCTAATAAGAATATGCCTGAGGAAATGGTTAATGAGTTCAATAAAACGATGGATGGAGGAAATCTTGAGTCAATACGTTGGGCTATTAGATCTATGCAGCTAGATATGGCAAATCCTAAGTCAGTTGTAGAGCCAAAGCTTATCGGGGGTGGAGAAGTACCAAGTGAAACAGTATTTAGAAGTCAACAACAAGTACTTGATGCAATGAACAAAAGGAATGATAGAGGGCAGAAAATATATGATATTGATCCTGCTTATCAGCAAAGTGTTAAAGAAATATTATTCAGAAGCCCTGATTTCAGCTAGTATTTAGCCAGAACGCA